AATGTCATGCTTTGCCGGTCGTCTTTGTTCAGCTTCATTTCCAGCTTTGCGCCGTCCCATGTCGCCTCGCCGTACTTGTGCTTGTAGACTTCTATCGGCTCTACCTCTTCGCCGTTGAATACGCCTATCACATCCACGTGGAAATAATAGTTGTCCTCCAGGATCTCTATTATCTCGTCATGCTCCACTAGCTCAACATTGAATGTCGCGCTTCCGTCGACGGACGGTGTGTATGTGAAGTTGCTTGCGGCGTATGTATGCCCGTTGTACTCCATGTCCTGATTGTCGTTTATCAGGTAGAAGTCCGCCGCTCCGTCCGGGCTGTATAGGTTCACAAGGTACGGTAGGCTGTAGCCTCCGCCCTCCGCCAGCTGCCTGTAAATGTTCATGCGCCTATTCCTCTTTCAGCTTTATGCTGATTTCCTTGTATTTCTGCCCAGTCCAGCCGTCCACCTCGATTTTATAAAGTTTCGTGCCGCTTCCTGTTACAATGTCGGTCAGAAAAAACGGAACTGTTCCGCTTTTCACGGTGTTTTCAAACCACCAGAGAAAATGCTCAAACTCTGTCTTGCCGTCTGTTTTGGCTGTTCCCTTGTCTCCGCACCGCAGGTTCAGTGAATGCTCTTTTTTCGGAACGCTGTTTTTCAGGTAGAGTATTTCCCTTCCGCTCTTGAATTCCACTTTCTCGGTGTTGTCCTTATATCCGCCGTCCTGTCCGTAAAAATCCGTGTTCACGTACTGGCTCCAGTTTTCCGCCATGCCTTCCCCCTATATTCCGTAGTATTCGCCGCTCATGCCTTGGTTTGCCATATTCAGCGAATTGTTGTAGCGTCCGTTTTTAAGGCTGTCGTTTACACGGGCGTCTATCAATAATTCGATTTTGTCTTTTGTCATTTGCGGTCTTGCGCTTACAATGTTCGCCGCGCTGTTGTTTATCACGATGTTTGCGCCTCCGCCCGCACCGTTGCTTCCGCCGTTGATGAAGTCCCACAGCCCTTTCTGCTGGCTCATGTTCATCACCATTTCCCGGCTGTTCAGGTTAGCCGCTATGTTGTCGCCGTGCGTGGAAGATCCGCCCACGATTCCTCCCGTGCTGAAGCTCGGCGGGGTAGGCTTGCTGGCTATGATGCTCGCAATCTGCACCGCTCCCGCCGCTCCCACAAGCGCGCCTGTTATCAATCCGGCAATGCCGCCCTGTGCGATTGCCATGGAGACACCCTGCGCTATGTTCGCCGTCGCCTGTAGTATGCTTGCGCCCCACTGCCACATCTGGATTTTGTACTGCTCTTTTGCCGCTTTCTTTTTCGATTCGGCGACTTTCTTATTGTATTCCTCTTCGCTGATTTCGCCCTTGCGGTATTTTGTCTCAAGCTCCGCCTGTTCCGCCGCCGCTTCGTTTTTGGAGGTCTCAAGCATGAGATTGGAGGCCTGGTTCATAATGTCCACCGCCTGGTCGGCGTAGCCTTTAATCTGTGTTGCCAGTTCCGCGAACTGCTGCTTCCGGCTTTTGCTGTACTCTTCATCAAGGGCTTTTAATGCCTCGATTTTTTCCTCTTCGCTCAAAACCTCGCTTTCATCTATGGCCTTTTTCATCTCAAGAAGCTGCGCTTGCTGGTTTGCGTATTTATCCCACCAGCTTTCTTCTGTCGCGGTGATTGCCTCTACTTTCGCAAGTGTCGCCTGTTTTTCCGCCTCGTTCAGTCCAGCTATAAGTTCGGATTTTGTAAGCTGTTCGTCCGCCCCCTCCTGCGCCGCCAATACTTCCGCGTCGCTCATGCCCTCTATTTTCGCCTTGATGTCGTCAAGCTGCTTTATTTCCGCATCCAGTTCCCCCGCCGGCGTAAGTCTCTTTGTTCCGCTGTTCAGTGCGTCTGTTGCCGCCTGCGTGTACTGGATTGCGGCGGCTAGTTTCTGCTCTGCGTCCGTTGCCTCGTCAACCGCTTTTTTCGCTTCCTTTAGTTGCTCAAGGCGTTTCTGTTCTACGGGGTAGCCCTCTTTGATTGCCCCCTCTGTCTTGGTCATTAAATCAATGTACGATTGCAGATAGACATTGTATTTGTCTTGCGCGCTTACGGCTTGCCCTTTTGCTCGCGCTTCAACTTCCAACGCTTCAAGGCTTTCCTGCAGTTTCTTGTTGCTGGCCTTTGCGTAGTCGTCCGCCGTTTTCTGCGCTTCCTTGGTTTTCGCTTCTGCCGCAGTTTTCTTCTGCGCCGCTTCCTCCTCCGCCTTTGCCGTCTTTTCAATCTCGTTGCGTTTTCTGATTTCGGATGTAATCAGAATCAGCGCCTGTGTCTCTTCTCCTGTAAGTTCTCCGTTTATCTCCTTGCGGATTTCAAGTTCCTGTTTCAGCCATTCAAGGTATTCTTTGGTCTGGACTTCCTCCGCTCCGCGCATTTTTCCGGTCTGGGTGTCCTTAAATTCTGTGTTTATTAAATTGACTCCCTCGTCAACGCTCCGTTTTGTTCCTCCGATTCCCCACTTCCGGCTCGCGGTTTCCAATGCGTTGTTGAAGTTTGTCATGCCGCTTGTCATGGTTTCCCAGAATGATTTTGCGATTCTGTTTACCGCCTCAAATGCCGGATTCGCGATTCTTCCTATGGATTCCATGAAGTCGCCGAATGCGTTCTTTGCCTGTGTGCCGCTGTCCGCCGCCTCCTTTGCAAATCCCTTGTATTTCTGCGCGATTATGTCTACTGCCTCGCCGTTCTTCAATTGTTCCGCCGTCAATGCTTTTACTTCCGGGAAAAGCTCGCCCAATTCTCCGGCAAGCCCGCCGTATGATTTGTTAAGGTTCTGGACCGCGCTCTCAAGGCTTATGTGCTTTGCGGCGGCATAGTCCGCGGCGGCGGCAACCAGCTTCATTATCTCGCTTTCACTTCGCCCCGAGGCGGCAAGCTGTGCCATTACGTCTATTGTTCCCTCGTCGCCGAAGTTGCTTGCGCTTTGGATTTCACTTGCGTAGTCTTTTAGACGCTGGACGCTCTCGCGGTTAAGATACGGATTGTTTTCCGCGGCTTTCTGCAGCGCGCTTTCCGCTTTTTCCTGCACCTTGTAGGCTTCGTTCGCTTCTTTGAGCGTCTCGATGTACTTTTTCGCCGCCAATACCGCCGTCGTGATTCCAACTCCGACTGCTCCGCCGCTGGTGGCTACGCCCTGCATTTTGCTGGCGAATCCCGCTGCCGCTCCGCCTGTTTCGTTGAAAGCGGTTTTTAATCCGTTTACAGCTTTCGCGCCTTTGCCTAAGTCTTTTGATGTGGTGTTTACTTTGTTTTTGACGCTCCGCAAGCCTTTATCTAGCCCGCTTTCGTCTACTTTCGTTCCTATGTTTACTTCGCCGTCATTTGCCATACTGCTATAGTCATTTTACGCATAAAAAAGCCCCGCAAAATTACGGGGCGTATGTTTTATTTAATATGCGGTTTTCCGTCGTCCTCTTCTTCCAGCACTATAAAACTATAGCGTGTTGGAACAACTTTATCCTCGCTTACTTTGAAATGCTCGGCGATAATCTTTTTGATGTCCGCCTGTGATAATACAATCCCTTTTTGCATTATTCCCCCTCGCTGGATTCGGCCAGCTGTGCCTGTAGCGCGTTGATTTCGTCGCGCACTGCCTGCCGTGCCGCCTTTAATTCCTCGTAATTGTACGGTTCGCTTTCGCCGCTAAGCCGTGCTTCGTAAATCTTGATGATTTTCCAGTCGCCTATGTCACTCGTAGGCGCGTCGAGCTTTGAGGTGAGCGTGCGGATTTGTGATTCTATCGCGTCGCGCTCGGTTTCAGTTAATCCCTTTTTCTTCGTTTCCATGTTTACCCCCGAATAGTGATTTATATAATGCGTCCGTTGAGCGGATGCTTTTATATGCGTTGTATTTGATTAGATTCCCGCGCCAGCTTTTGTATTGCCCGCGGATTTCTGCGGGCGTTATGCGCCCCGCAAGCGCAAATCTTTTTAATTTCCGTAGTTTCCGCCGCTCGCGTGTTATGCCGGCCTTGCATGGAATTACAATAATTTTGCCCGTGTCCGTGATTAAATAGCGCATTTTCAGGAATGTGAAACCGTTTGATAGTTTTACAATCTGCGTTTTCTTCTTGTTTATGATGATTCCTAATTCATCGCAAATCTGCTGTATGTCGTGCAATAGGTCGCGCAGATATTGCTTGTCGTTATGTATGATATATGTATCGTCCATGTAGCGGCCGTAATATTTTACGCTGCGGATTATCTTGCAATAATTATCAATGCGGGCCGGGTAGAAAATTCCTGCAATCTGCGATATTTGGCTGCCGATTCCTACGGAACGCCCTGTGTTTCCTGCTGTGTCAAATGTCGCGATTAAATGCCGTAATAGTGCGATAACCTCTTCATCGTTGATTTTCTCCGCTATCATTTCTAATAGCTTGTCATGGCGGATATTGTCAAAGTATTTTGAAAAATCAATCAGCAATATATAGCCGTCGCGCCCGTGCTTTTTATAATATCGTGTTAAATGGATTTTTAGCCGTCGGCGGGAGAATTCTATCCCTTTGCCTTTTACGCTTGCGCCGTTGTCATAAATTAAATACTTTTGCAATTCGGGCGTTAATATTTGGTCGCATAGTGCGCGCTGGAGCACGCGGTCGCTGATGTGCAGGCTTTTAATGTGCCGCTGCTTCCCGCGTTCGTTGATGTCAAACTCATAAAATGGCTTCTGCCTGTAGGTGTGATATTTAAGGGCTTTGCTCAATTCCTGAATGTGTGCCAGCTCATAGATTCCGTATTTTTGAACTGATTCTTTCCACTCAACGCCGCTTTTGCTCTTGATGTATGCTTCGTGCAGGTTGTTCAGATTTAGCAGCCTTTTGTACAATGTACCCATTTTCAAAAATCCTGAATATAAAAAATTAACGGGCGCGTGCAGCGGTGTTGACTTATCAAACCGCGTCGCCCGTTTTGTTCGGCTTGTTACGGCACTGGATAAGATTTCCTTCGTTGAACGCACTTGTCTGAAAATACGCTGTGCGCCATTCAAATCGGGGGCGGACATAATTGTTCGCATTGCTCGCGTTGTTGTAGTTGCTATTGCCATTGTTGTCGGCATAGCAGAAATAAGCGGCGGACGCAATAACAAATCTTACCCTTGTTTATTCTGTATTTTGCTGCGGATTTTATTGTCTGATTGTCGCCAGCCTTTCAATAATTTTTCCTCGTATTGGATTAGTGCAATAGTGCCCGCAATCCAATTTAGATTTATAGGCAGATGGCGTTTTAGATATTGAAACTCTCGGTAGAGATTGCCGCAAACGCCGATTGCCGCGTCTTGCAAACATCGCCGCTGGTTGCATTCCTCGATTGTTACGGGGTGTATGATATTGGCGGCTATGATGTTTTCAATCAGGGTGTCTGTAAATGCGATTAAATGCAGCTTGCGGTTTTCGATGAACCATTCGGGAAACTCGCTGTTAAAACCTTGATTCGGCTTCTTGCCGTACTTCGCAAAAATCCCGTTTATGGTCTCTTGGTCGGTCTCCTCAATATCTTTGATTATCTGATTTACGCTTCGCGGGCTTCGCTTTAATCCGAAGTTGCGCAGCGCAAAATCCGTGATGTCGTCCTGCAATTTTTCGGCGCATTTGTAAAACTCTAAATCGCTTAGATTCTGCAAGTTTTTCAGAACACTCATTTTATAAACCCTTTTTACCTTATAGTCATTTTTCCGCTATCCCGCCCGCACGGGGCGGAGATTAGCGGATTGCGGGGCTATGCCCCTAAGATGAAGCGGGGGCGGACATAACTGTGCGCATTGCTCGCGCTGCCGCAGGAGCTACCGCCAAAGTTGCCGGCATGGCAGAAATTAGCGGCGGACGCAATGTCTTTCAGCCACCAATACGCCGAACGGTTGTTTTGCGCCTGCTTGCTGAAAGCGAAAAGCGGGAGCTGCCTGTTTGCGTTCCCTGTGTCATAGCCCGAACTGCTCCATACTGTAGAGCCGTAGGCTTCGACCTCGCTCATCAAAACAGCCTGTGCGCTTATCCATTCCCAGCCGCTGGCGCAGCCCGTCGCGCTTCCGAATCTGTTGTAGCCTGTCGCATTGATTGCGTTTGACACCAGTTCGCGGGTGGTTTTCAGATGAGAGCCGAACTCCGCGTAGAGCTGCTGGTTGATTGTCGCGGTTTCCGCCGTGCTTCCTTCGCTTGTCGGTGCGCCCAGGACAAGCGTATTCATTTCGCTTGCCTTGTATCCGCCTGTTGTGCCGTTTGTCGCGTTCATCCGGCTCCGTCCGAAGTGCTGCGTGCCGCCGAACCCTTGCCCTGCGACCATGACGGCATGATGATATGTAATTCCGTCGCCTTGGTCGCCGTTGCCCATCATGGTATCAAGTCCCGCAATGGTTACATACTGCGAGCCTGTAGCTTGATACTGTCCTGTGCGCTCGTATGCTGATATGGCGCGGCTCATCTTGAAATAATCGCCGGCATAAATATCCTCAAAAAGCGCGTAGCCGTCTGTGCCTGCTAAACGCTTCCAGAATGTGCCGTCGGTAATATATGATGTAATATCTTTAGGCACTAAGCGTGGTATATTATGTGTCAATGCCGTTGCTGCCGGAATTCCGAACACTAGCTGCGCGTTTGCTTTTGTTCCCTCGTTTCTCGCGGTCGGTGCCGCCCCCTCCGCCAGTGCCTCCGCGCTTACGCTCTGAATAAGGGCGGCAACCTGTCCTAAGTTTACTGTTCCCATTTTTTAAGCCTCCTCGTATGTATAAACAAGCTCGCCGTTTCCGTTCACCGCAAGATCCGGCGCGCTGTCTCCGCTGTATGAGAGCGTCAGGTTCCCTGTGGTTTCGTCAATGTAAAATCCGAACATTCCCGCTGTTTCTACGGT